CTACAGAGGCCAGGGGTTATGATTTGTCTCTAACAGACCCGGCTGGTGTTATTGTTAGTGCAAGTCAGCCTGAAACTCAAAGCGATGGTGTCACTGCACTAGCAGCCGGAGACATTTGGTTAGATTCAGGCGATTTAGAAAATTATCCTGTGCTATATCGTTATGATGGTTCAGATTGGATTTTGATTGATAATAGCGATCAAGTAAGTCAAAATGGAATTATCTTTGCTGATGCAAGATGGGACGAAGATGGCACAACTGACGTAATTACAGGAAGTTTACCAACAATTGCAAATGCAGATGATCAAGTTGGTTTGTTATACAGCGATTATATTGATCAAGACGCACCTGATCATAGATTGTATCCACGTGGTATTCTCATGTTTAACACACGTCGCAGCGGATTCAATGTTAAGAGATTTGTAGCAAACAAATTTAATGCAAATGACTATCCTGATTTACCAACTGTACCCGGAGCAGATAGTTCTTTACCAACAGTAAAAGATACTTGGCAAACAGCTAGTGGCCTAAAAGACAACGGTAGTCCATATATGGGTCGCCAGGCACAAAGACGTATGGTAACTGCTGCAATGCAAGCAGCTCTAGTGTCTAACACTGAAATCAGAGAAGACCAATTTGCATTTAATATTATAGTTGCTCCTGGATATCCAGAGTGTATAGATGAAATGGTGGCGTTAAATAATGACAGAAAGAACACTGCTTTTGTTATCGGCGACACACCTATGCGCCTTGCGCCAAATGCAGTAGATATTGCAAATTGGAGTAATAATACCAACGGAGACGGATTAGCCACAGCTGATCCTTACTTGGCAGTATACTATCCTAGCGGTAGATCCACTGATTTGTTGGGCAATGATGTAGTAGTTCCCTCAAGCCATATGGCTTTAAGAACTATTTTACAAAATGACAATGTAGCTTTTCAATGGTTCGCTCCAGCTGGTGCAAGAAGAGGTCTAGTAGATAATGCTAGCAGTATTGGATACATTGATGCAACTACCGGTGAATTTGTGTTTGACGGAATTAGATCAGGGTTAAGAGATACACTTTATGAAAATAAAATTAATCCTATCACTAATTTACCAGGAGTTGGTTTAGTAGTTTGGGGACAAAAAACACGTAATCCTATAACAAGTGCAATGGATCGCATTAACGTAGCTAGATTAGTAAACTATCTACGCACAATATTTGCTAGAGTGGGTGATGGATTCTTATTTGAACCAAATGACAAAATCACAAGAGATCAAATTGCAAACATCATTAGTGGTGCAATTAACGATCTAGTTGCTAAGAGAGGCGTTTACGACTACTTGGTAATTTGTGATGAATCAAACAACACACCTACACGTATTGCACGTAATGAGTTGTATGTTGATATTGCAATCGAGCCTGTTAAAGCAGTGGAATTTATTTACATTCCAATCAGACTGAAGAACCCAGGTGACATTGCAGCAGGAATTTAATATAGGTATATATTAGGACCGTAATGGTCCTAATATTTGACTGCTTAAAAATGGTAAATACCTATAACAGGAGAAATTAAATGGCAATAGCTTCATTAACAAGATTTACAGTACCGTTAGCTACTAACCAAAGTGCAACGTCACAAGGTTTATTAATGCCTAAGATGAAATATCGCTTTCGTGCGGTATTTGAAAATTTTGGCGTAAGTGCGGAACGAGTAGAACTGACAAAACAGGTATCTGATATCAGCCGTCCTAATGTAAACTTTAACCCTTTTACCGTTGAAGTTTATAACAGTAAAGTAAATTTAGTTGGTAAACCAAGTTGGGAACCAGTTAGTGTTAATTTACGTGATGATGCTGGCGGTAATGTTTCGAAACTAGTAGGCGAACAAATTCAGAAGCAATTTGACTTCGCAGAACAAGCATCTGCCTCTTCTGGCATCGACTATAAATTTGTATTAAAATTTGAAATGCTAGATGGCAGCAATGGGGCTTCTCCCAAAGGCGGAAAAGGAAACGATGGTGTTTTAGAAACCTGGGAACTGTACGGAGCATTCTTAACATCAGTTAACTATGGTGAAATGAATTACGCCACTAGCGAGCCTGCAATGATTGTATTGAGTATTACCTATGACAACGCAGTTCAAACTCCAGCTGGTACAGGTGTTGGAACCGCTGTAGGAAGAACATTGGGCACACTAATTACTGGTTAAATAATTTTGTGCTTTTTTACAGCCCGGTAATTACCGGGCTTTTTTTTGGAATAAATATTTACATGCCAAATATATTTGATGGGTTTTTAAAACAAGTAGTAAGTGGAGATCAAATTAAAGATCGTCAACATGCTGCACGCCTATTTGTTGATAACAACTTTAGATTAGCACCAAAATCAGATTGGATATTTCACGTTTTCTTTGATTTGGATCTATCATTGTCTAATATCAAAGATACAATGAAGTTGGTCGAACACGGAATGTTGGTCAAGGCAGTGGATTTACCAAAATTTAGTGTTCAAGCAAAAACCTTGAACGAATATAATAGACCCAACATAGTTCAGACAAAAATAACTTACAATGACATCAATATTACATTTCATGATGATCAGGCCAATGTGGTTAGAGGTTTATGGTACGACTATCTGACTTATTATTACAGAGATCTTGACATTGGTTATTCCAGTTCATCTGGTGCCGTAAATCCTGTTCATTACGCTCCTTCATTGTACAACGACGCCCAAAGAGGTTTACTTAATAGATTTGGATATAGTCCGCGATCATATGATAGTCAAAATGAACAACAGTATATCAAATCTATTAGAATTTATAGTTTACATCAAAAAAGATTTAGTGAATATACACTTGTAAATCCTACTATTGTGGGATTTCAACACGGAACACACAATACCGGTAGTGGCACAGGAATGGAATGTAGCATGTCTGTAAATTATGAAACTGTACTATATGCCAGTGGATTTGTAACAAAAAATACAGTAAGAGGATTTGCTGATCTTCATTACGATAAATCACCAAGTCCTCTCACGCCAGCCGGCGGGGGTACTAACAGTATACTAGGACCAGGTGGTATATTAAACGCAGTTGATGATATTTTCAGAAACGGCAGCGATAGAAATTTTGGAGCAGCAGCATTTACAGCACTAAGAGCCTTTAATACTAACAAAGATGTTAATCTTTTAGGATTAGCTAAATCTGAATTAACCACTGCTGTCACAGACATGATCAGAGGTAAAGACCCCAGAGATAGATTTTTTATACCCACAGCTGGATCTTTAACCAATCAAAGCTTTCCAGGTTTACAAAACTCAACAGGGTTTCTTTCTATGGCACCAGGCATAGCCACAAGCAACGGATCTTCTGTAAATTTAGGTGCCATTGGCGGCGGAGTATTACCACTGGCTTCAGCAGCAGTAGGAGGGCTTGTTGGTGCTTCAGCAGGTGCATCCTCAACAGTCCCGGCCGGGGCATTTATAAGCCCAACAACAGCACAAAATTTAGCACAAAATATCAAGGGAGTTGTTTCAGGAGCAGATGGCGCAATGACAGGTGGTTCCTTAAATCAAATTTACAATGTAAACAAACAAGGTGCTGTTACTGGTTCTCAATCACAACCTTCATTTGATTTTTTAGCATCAGCAGTAAAACAACAACAAGAAACTTTAAGATCAGCAGTTCAATCATTGCCTACTAATAACACTATCAATTTAACAGGAATGAGACAAGGAATGAATTCTGCTATAACTGGTGCATCATCACTAGGGACTGCGTTCTTAACAGGTTCTAATCAAGTGTTACCAGGAACTTCAAATAATCCTTTGTTACAGACACCGCATAAATCTACAATTATACCCGAGTCGGCCACTGTTGCTTCACGTGAAGTTAAAAACTTTATTAACAACACAAATTTGGCTACATTGTCAGAACTTCCTAGTTATAACGGTACATCAACTCCACCAGCACCAAGTTCTGTTAGCGGAGGTTTCCAAGGCGGTAATTTTGGAAGCGTAGGATAATAATATGATTTCAAACAGTTTACCTTTGACTACATCATTGTTTGGTAATAGCAGTGGACAAAGCATAGAAACTTTGAATTCAATTGTGTACAATACCACTGACAATTTACTACAACAACAGGTTATTACAAAACTTAATGTAGTTTTACCTAAGGTTCCTTCCAATCAAAGAGTGGCTAAAGAATAATGTCTCAGTTAAATCCAATTAAACACCCTACTAACTTAGATCGCGTAAATTTAGATTATATTACGCTCAGAGACTTTCAAAATTATTTTAATAATTTTTTTGAAGTACCAATTGAAGTTTCGTCAAACATTGACGCAGCTATTGTAAGTTATTTTGAATCT